ATGGGAGCGTTCGCAGCATTTTGAAGATAAATCGTCCGCATAATGATGCGGAGGGTATCACAATCCTGTTCTCCGATGACATATTTACCACGGGACCTTTGATACACTCCGGCGCGAATACCATTTTGAATAATCTGCATATTTTCCTTGCTAAAGAATGCATTGGAAAGCGGCGTGTTCTCCCAAATACCATTTAATGCGTCGCGATAAGTGACACATTGGTGGACGGGATTCTTGTCGTAAAGAGCGAACTGGTCTTGAGTAGGTGGAGTTACAATATCAAGTCGTCCATTTTTTGGTTGACCGATAAATGTTTCATCGGGGAAAGTGCGATATTCAAACCGATTCATTTTTGAATAATATGGTTTTGGTAATTATTTGTATTTATTATATATAGACAAATGGATTTTATTTCTGGTGCTAAAAACATAGGTTCTTCTGCATTTGGTTCATCATCCACTGCGACGTCATCCGGCGCTAGCGGCAGTGGTAGTGGTGGCAGTGGTTTGTTTAGCAACTTCTTCAGTCTATCTATCCAGAAAATGGTCTTAATTTTAGCAGTTATTGCATTTATAATCTCAGTAGGAACTGTCGCGATTTTACTGTGGAAGTCCAAGAGTTCGCAGCAATGGCCGCCGGAAATCGCGAAATGCCCGGATAGGATGGAGTTAAATAGTTCTGGACAATGCGTAGATAAGTACGGATTAGTCGCAGCACCATATACTCCTGACCCGAATAATTGCACAAACTTTACTAAAATACAACAAATAAAATACACTGGCAATAATGAAGATGGTTCATATGTTCCGTGGGAAGGTATAGTTGATGGTAACGCCTCACGTGCATCGTCTCTAAAGTGCACGATATAATAAATATAATAAATAATACAATGACATAAATTGAATATTTTATGTCATATCAATACGTCGTATATGATTCTCGGTCGGTCGGTCGGTCGGTCGGTCGGTCGGTCGGTCTATAAGCTACGGTATGCTCCTGGTGCTGCACCGGATGCAGCCTTTGCCACTGCCGGAAGAGAATCAGATGGCGAACCAAGACCATATGACCCTGCCTTCATATTTCCAGTCACGCACATAGAGTAGAACAAGCGGCTCTGGAAGTACATCAGGGCATATACTAATATCATTAAAAATGAATATACACCACTCATTAATGTGATTTTACCCCTAAATAAAAGAACGAGCGATGAAATAAACCCTAAACTTGCCACTGCCAAGAAAATAAAATTAACGACAGTAAGCCAGTAAAATAATAAACAATAATCCTTATCAAGAGGAGCAAATAACTGCTGAAGTGCGTCCATTTTTTCTTAATAAACCAAGTTATAATATATAAAAAGATAAATTTGTGTGTAAATAGTTATACAATCACGTATTTCAAATTGTATACAAATGGAAAAACTAGCACAACCAACATTATTACCTGTTTCTACCAATTATACAATTGTTCTTGGACGTGAGGCTATCTATAACAACATCCGTGATTTCCTAGCATCTTTTCAAAAAAATAAGTCAGATCTTGCATTCAAGCGCGGGATATATATTTATGGTGCACCCGGCACAGGGAAAACAGAATTCGTCGTAAGATTATTGAAAGAACTCAACTATGATATGGTAAAATATGATGCGGGTGATATACGCAACAAATCCATCATCGACTCCATTACTCAGCATAACATATCGGATAAAAACATAATGTCCATCTTCCAAAAAAAGGTCCAAAAAATCGTCGTTGTTATGGATGAATTGGATGGAATGAATAATGGTGACAAAGGTGGAATAACATCTCTTATCAAGCTTATTCGGCCAAAAAAAACCAAAAAGCAGAAACAGGAAGAGGTCACGATGAATCCGATTATATGTATCGGAAATTATCATATTGACAAGAAAATCAAAGAATTAATGAAGGTGTGTTATGTTTATGAGTTAAAGACTCCAACTCCTGTCCAGATGTCACAGATTATTGATATGACAATGGGGACGAATATAGACGCAACAATGCGCAAAAATATCATCGCGTTCGTGCAAGGCAATCTACGTAAACTCAATGCCGTGACCGAGATGAGTAAAAAATCAAATACAATACTCGCGAATAATATTCTACACGCGATATTCCAGCCCAAAACATATAACGAAGACATAAAGAAAATCACTGAGAAGTTGCTGAATACATCCTACCCAATATCTGAACATAATGTTCTTATCAATGAAACCGACCGCACGACGATTGGACTCTTATGGCACGAAAACATCATAGATGTTATAGAAAAAATGCCAGTGGCGATATCTGCGCCGTTTTATAAACTGGTCCTTGATAATATTTGCCAAGCCGATTATTTTGACAGGATTACATTCCAGAATCAGATATGGTTATTCAATGAATTATCATCTCTCATTAAAACCTTTTATAATCATCATCTTTATCACAAATCATTTCCGAAAAAGTCGCGATTTCATCCCACCGAAGTGCGATTTACGAAAGTGCTTACAAAATATAGCACTGAATATAATAACCAATTATTTATACAAAATTTATGTATTCAATTATCAATGGATCAAAAGGATCTCTTTTCTTTTTTTTTGACATTGAAAAAGCAATATTCCGAGGATGATATTCCACGTATATTGGAAATGTATGAAATCACGAAATTGGATGTAAATCGTATTTACAGATATTTAGACAAATATATGGAGAAAATGGAACCAAGTCTTGGTGGTTCCAACGAAATTACAATCTAGTAGTAAAATACGCGTTTGAATGTATTCAAAAAGATATCATCAATATTTAGAAACATTCCATCAATGGGAGCATCTATTTCATTTGATTCCAAATATCGTTTAATTTTAGATACTGAGGTGGAATGTATTTCTACGAATACGTTATCCGCCTCTGCTGTTTCTACTAAAAAACCGCAACACGGCAATGACGGCGGAAGCGGGAGTGACTCTGGAAGCGGCAGCGGGAGCGAGAGCGGCAGCGAGAGCGGCAGCGAGAGCGGCAGCGGAAGCGAAAGCGGAAGCGATGATGAAAACAAGACATACACTGTAAAAATAACACCCGAAATTACGAGCTATATTCGCAGTTATCTTCGCAAAAATCAATTTCTGGATGAATTTGATTTAATAACTGAAATTGAACTTGACCGTTACAACCACGCACCCGATTCTGCACTGGTGTTCAACTCTGATTCTATCGTATTCAATACAAATAATCAAACTATTGAGGCAATTGGTGAATGGGAGTATCTTGAACCAGAGAAACAAGTCGTATCGGCATCCGTCAATAAGAAAACAAAAACGAAGTCTAAGAGTAAAAGTCGGTCACGTGACCGTAACGATGATGATGACGATGTTCACGACGAAGAACACCAATATAAAACCAAAGATGACCAACTACCAGTCAGTGAAATTGAAGGTATTTTGAAAGAAAAGTTCACTCAATACAATAAGACACGTGAGTTTGTTATTCACGAGTCAAAGAATAGTTTTTTGGTGATGCGTATTACGTCGGTTGAAATCGTAAAGGCGTGAAGTCGGAATAACATAGAAATGAATTATTTTCTATGTTATGCAATGGAATGGAATGGAATGGAATGCAATGGAATGGAATGCTATACATATATCGTCTCTGTATCCGCAACCAACGGTTCTTCTTTTGCAGTGGAAGCAGTCGTCGGTGCAGATGAAATACATTTGTCATATTTTTCTTTCAGTATACGATATTCCTCTTTCAATTCTGCAATTTCTTTATTCCGTTCATCTACGTCAGCCTGTAGTTTTTGAAGAATCTGAACAACTTGTTGATTATTCAATGTTACAGGTTCTTGACCTGGTTGCTGTAATATAATTTGTCCTCCGCCTCCACTTCCGCCTCCGGCTGCAGCTGCATCCTCGGCCATCTTTGCTCGTTCCTTCTCCAACTGAAGAGTCTGTGCAATGACATCCGGCTTCATTTCCGGTCGTCCTGGTGCATAGTTTTCTAGAAGTTTCTCCAGCTCCACCATATAAAATCGTCGCAATGTGGCATCCTTGATGAAATCCATTACTTTTTTAGGTGAATCACGCACAACATTTGGATTCGCATTTACCAATAATTTACGTTTATCAAATGTATTATGTTCGTGAGAAAATACCAAAATAACCTTCATAGGATCAAGCTGAACGAAGGGAACTGTATAATCTTTCAGAAATGCGCGTTCTTCGGCGAGGCACGCGTCATCATTATACCGATGTTGTTTCAAGAGTTTACGCTTGAATGCAAATGTTCCAGCCGTTGCGTGATTGGGACCATAAGGTCCGAACCGTTTCATTTGACCGATATGTTTGAAATAAATATATATTTCGCTTGAACCGGCGCAAAGTGCGTCTGGATGAGTAGTCAACATATGGACTGCGTGTGACACGCGTTGAGGTGGATAATAGTCATCGTCATCCATATATACAAGAATTTCACCTCTAGACTTCTCGTGAAGAAGGTTACGCTTCTTTCCTAATGTCATTTTTGTATCATATTTGAAATACTTCACACGAGGATGCGATATAACGAGGTCTTCAATTGGGTCAGACCCATCATCAATAATAATCCACTCCATTCGGTCTTGTGGATAATCTTGATGATTGAAACACGTAATCATTGCTTGGATAAATGGGCGACGGTTAAATGTAGGAGTGCATACACTCACGAAAGGGTATTTCTTAAAATATTCAGGTGTTGACTTATCGGGTCCACAAGCTGCTGCTGTGTGTGCCTTTTTACCATTGCCCATTTTATAAATGATATAAGTTGATATACTACTTTATACAATCAATCGTTTATATATGTTTTGGATTACCGACTAGTAGCGGCCCGGCTGCGGCGGCTTCTATGCACTCCAATTCTTTATTTTATTAAAAAAATCCATAATACCTTGCCAATAATGCATCAGATAAAGCGATAATAACATCAATATAACAATCGCCGCTACATTTAAATCCAAATACTCAAATGCATAAAACATCAGTGTAAGATTAAAGAAGAAGAATATAATCGGAACATACCGTGAGTATAATTCACGATACTGGTCCCAGTGAAGGAGAGGATAAATAAAGAAGGTTCCGATGAATTGAATGAGTTGAACGACATATGATATTACCGGCATAATTCCCAACCCAAATGCAGTAAATATGGACCATAATGAACCACCGATAAACTCTTTACGATTGTCAGTCTGATTTAATATCATTCCAATGACAGTGGTGAAAAAAGGCCCACCTATCAACATAAACCCTGCGAATAAAAGAAAGATAAAAGGCATAAGAATAATAATTAACGGTGACACCGCACCATATAATTCGTGCGGAATACTATGCGATAGTTTAGTTATGTATTGAAAAATATAAAGTGTCATTGCTCTGTCGGATGAGAATGAAAAAATAAATGAATTATTTATCCATTGTTTGAATCGCGCTTTGATGAATTCCCAATTCAACAGGTTGACTTTGGTAACTCCTTCATCTACACTTTCCTTTATCATATCTAGTTCTTGTTTTGACAAGCAAAACCATTTAAATACATATGTATCTAGAAGAATCGCGGATTTCAGGTATATCTTTTTAGATGTCGAAAGTTCGGGATCATCGGCGATACCGCCGAATTTGTCTTCACACTCCGCGTCACACGATGTATATTCATTGGTATAACAATATGGCCACTTATGGCGGTCCGTGGGAAATAGTTTTTCTAGATTAAGACTATTCGCACGGATACTTTCCGGCGAAGAGTAAAATAGGATATTCACACAAATGACGGAAATAATAATGGTTTCGATGAAAAGTGTTACCACGCTAAGACCAAACTCTTTGAGTGCGGCAATATCAAACATTGACTTAGGATTTGCCTTACCCTTTGTCTTTGCCTTTTCTTTTTCCGATGATTTGTCATTTTCTTTATCTTCGCCTTGTTCGCCGCCGCCGCCGAACATATCACCTACTTTGCTAAAAGCGGTCTCTTCGCCTTCATCGCCGCCACCATCGTCTATATTTGTTTCTTCATCATCCGCCATCGTATATGTAATTAGGTTATATATATGATAGAATAATTTTATCGCATTTCACGTTTCACGTCACTCCTTATCGCGCATACATCAACCCACAGTTCCCTGATACAAAAGTAAGCACATTATACCGTTCTTCCAGGATGTGTAAGTCATAGTTATACAAATAAATATTGACATTTGGTTTGTTCATTCCAATAATCTCTCGCGTATTTGGATTACAAATCACTTTAACTTCGGCAGCAGTATCCAGTGGTGGGTATATCGTCGTTATTTCCAACTCAACTTGATTGAATTTGCTCATATTGATTGCACCGCTTGGTTGTAGGTCAAATGGATCGGAATTCAGACAGAAATTGTAACAATATATACCGGGTTTTGCACTGCCTCGTGTGCGCGTATATTTCTCCACATAGTTATAGACTCCTGAATCCAGTAGATTCTCGCGGTATTTCCCGTTGAGAGATATCCCTAACATCTGTAAAATATCGCGTTCATTTTCAGACTGAAAGTCGCCGGTAATATGGAGTCCAGTGAGTCGTTTATCGCGAGGATTAATACCTGGACCAATTCCATTTTTCGGTCCATTTTTATCATAATAATAATGGTCTGTAATAAAGTCAGGTCGTTCTCTCCAAGCGGTTGTTTGAATATCGCTTGAAGTAGTCACGATTTCGTTAAATTGACTAGGTCGCCAGTCATCGTCAGTGGGGGCTGGAATAATATCATACGGGAGATAATTGTAGGGCCAGTTTGTATAATTGCTCCATTCGTTACGTAAATTCACATCACTTCGCTGGAAAAACATCGTCCATGATGCAACCATTCCCATTGAATTCTCAATTTTGATTTTTTTATTTCCAGTGACATCGTTAAATGTCCAGTCATAATACGATTTAATCAAGTATTTCTGTTGGTTGGCTGCGAATACTTTGGATTCATCATCCGAGAGAAAGCAATAAGTCGCAATGAGGTGGACGTCTGCATTCCAATCCGTGCGAAGACTCGGATATGAATTCAACGATAAATCAATACTTGGAGGTGGATATAAAAATCGCCACATTTGATGAAGAGGGTTTGTTAGGTCAGGTTGGACGACCGGCCAAAAATTCACAGAATCACCTACATCACGAATGGTGAATAATTCTTTCACTGGACGTAATGTCACGTCAATTTGTAGTTGGTTATATTGGAGACAGACAAGGGGGAATGCCATTTTGGATGACAACGTAAACCACGCGTTAATAGGAATATAAATTTTACGCCCGCGAATAGAGGGTTCAGCGCCAGCGGTATTTGATGTGCGATAAGCATTTGGATATTGATTGAGACGCGCACCAGAACAGCCGGGATTGTATAACTCAGGGACGTGACCCGTCATTTGATTATATAATTCACGCTTTGTTGCATCAAGGTCCCGTTCTACAATGGCCGCCAAATTGTTGCCAGTGAAACGCTGGAGAGTCATACCACCCACCGAAATTACGATTTCTTTCACCATTTGAGTTCCTAAGTTTTCAATCCAACGAAATTCATATGGCGCCCACATATCTTGCGCAGTGGCCGGCGGATGAATGGGGCTCCATATAGACGGAAGTGTAACACATATATACGTATCCATAAGTAGTTCAGCATATCTCGGGACATAAAATGTAAACTTGGACTCTTCAGTCATCCTGAGCTTCTTCTGGCCGTCAAAATCAATTCTAAACTTTTGAAGACCAAAATTTGTATATTTAAGGTAGGTGCTTTTGAAAAAGGATTTTTTTGGGTTGCCGTTGAGAATCACATTTTGATTGCCAGTGGCAATAAGATTTAATAGACCACCTGTCATTTAGTATTTATATAATTGTAATTCTACTTGTTATAACTTTATATAAAAATCTATACCATATATAATTAGTATAAATCATAAGAATGAAAGAACTACAAGTAGAAATTATATTTATTGGTATTATAATATTGGTGTTCGGGTTATGGAAAATATCAGAACTTGTCAAAACACGTTGTTATGAACGGTTTCAAGCGAAACAACGTGAAGGTTTTCAGGCGAAGGTGGTAGAAGAGACGCCGACAAGAACGGATACCACTACCGATATGGTTCTTTCACAAATTAAACGGCTTATTCCAAATTATAGCAGTGGGTCCGATGAACCGGTTCTTTCCACGGAGAATTTTACAGTATATACGACAGAAAATGAAATGACGATACATCAACGTAAAAAGCTACTTCCGGTTACAAGAACGCCATCACCGCCAATAAATAGCGGTAAAGAAGGAATGGAAAATGCAGACGAAAATACGAAAAAATTCATCGATAAAAATTTAACATCTATCAATCTGGAAGACAGTCAAAGCCGATTCAAATTGCGTGATTATTATATTAAAGCAGCATATAATGCATTCAACCCTGATAAATTCAAGAATTCTACTGTGAGTATGGACGCGTGTCTATACACTCTTGCGCGCGGTTGTCGGTTTATTGATTTTGAGGTGTTTTCCGTGGAGAATCAGCCAGTCATCGCATCATCATCTGTTTCGTCATTTAATTATAAAGAAACATACAATCATATTCCTGTATCGGATGCATTTGAAGTTCTCGGAAGCTATGTATTCTCTGGTTCAAAATGCCCTAATCCTGGCGACCCGTTCATTATTCATATGCGAATAATGTCGCGAAATATTACAATGTATGATAATCTGGCAAAAGTCATTACACAGAGCAAATCACTTGCACGAAACTTACTTGGACCAAAATATGGTCGCGAATATCAAACAAAGGATTTAGGCAATGAAAATCTCTCCGATTTCAAAGGAAAGATTATACTAATGGTGGACGGGACAAATCCTGTATACCGTAAAACAAAACTATTTGAGCTGATAAATATGAGTTCCAATACGATGTTTCTCACTAAGTATACCTATTTTGGTGTTAAAAATGTAGGCGATCCACAAGCATTTAAAGATGCGAATAAGAAAAATATGTGTTTGGTGGTTCCGGATAAAGGTGGACGTCCGATAAATCAAGGTCATAATGGACCATTTACGTGGGGGTGTCAAATTGCAGCAATGTGTTTTCAAGAAGAGGCGCGTGATGAAAAGTTAAAAGCGTATGAAGATAAATTCGCGTCTGTGGGGTATGCATTCATTTTGAAACCGGAGGATTTGCGTTATGTCCCGATTACGATTGCACCACCAAAACCACCCAACCCGAAGGCATCAATGGAGGCGCGACCTGCGGAGGCGGCAGGAGGTGTCAAACTCACCTTGTAAAGGCGAACAATACGATACGATACCAAGTAAATATCTCATTATATGTTAGTAATCAAGATAATATATATTGAATTTATTTCATAAGTTTATAGTGGTTTAAATGTCTAAGAAACGTGGACGTGGTCACAAACACGCCGATGACGATACGTCTTACGATGAAAAAGAACTTGAAATCCTTCGCGCCGCTGTAGATTTAGTTGAAAAAAAGAAAGGCGCCGCCATCATTCAAGACCCGCAAGTGAAGAAAATCATATCCATCGTTGAGAATTTCATCGCGGATAAAAAGCTGGTTTGCTATGGTGGGACGGCCATCAATAATATTCTGCCGGAAGATGCCCAGTTTTATAATAAGGATATTGAACTCCCGGATTATGATTTCTATTCAGATAACGCCCTTGATGCTGCAAAAGAACTCGCAGATATTTATTATAAGGCTGGATATGAAGATGTAGAAGCCAAATCCGGCGTCCACCACGGGACGTATAAGGTCTTCGTGAATTTCACTGGAATTGCAGATATTACGCAGATGGAGCCAGCTTTATTCAAGGCAATCTCTCGCGATGCGATTATTAAGAAAGGAATCCGGTATGCTCCGCCCGATTTTCTTCGTATGGCAATGTATTTAGAACTCTCGCGTCCGGATGGCGATGTATCTCGTTGGGAGAAAGTTCAGAAACGTTTGACATTATTAAATACGCATTATCCTCTTAAGGGATATGACTGTGATAAAATAGAATACCAGCGCGGGTTTGATGGTGCAACAAATGCGACAAGTGGTGAAGTTAGTATTTCACGAACCAGAACGCGGTCAAGGTCAAGGTCAAAAACCGTGAAAAAAGGAGGTAGTCGTAGTAGCGTGCATAGTAATACGAGTTCAGTGAAAGCCCTAAAGCGTAAGGCAATAAGCACAGTTATTCGTAAGTATCGTCATTTAGGTGCGTATCTGAAGCGTCTGTATCACGCCGTTCCTTCCCACGAAGAGACGTTGGGTGACTTTACCTACAAAATAGAAGAGGATAAAATCACACACAAATATCGTTTGATTGCGACATACGAGAGATTACTTGGCGCGGATGATACCTTTATTTTATATTCTATGAAATTGCGGGATATTGAAGGTGACGCGGAGGAAAACCGGAGCCGGAGCCGGAGTCGGAGCCGGAGTCGGAGCCGGAGTCCAAGCCCAAGCAATAGCCGCGAATATTCCATACATAAATCCAATGTTTCGTATTCAACTCACCGAGAGAAAGAGCTGGCAGAGACGGATATATATAATATCGTGCGTGATGTATTTATCAAGAACCGCGCAGTTTTCTTCGGTGGGTATGCGAATATTCTTTATTCTCGGTATATGCCAAAACAACAACGCCGTATCGTGCAAAAAATACCGGATTTTGATGTTCTCTCGGAAGATCCTCGCGACCTTTGCGAAGCGGTTGTCCGCGCACTCACTGCGCATAAATATACCGGCGTCAAATATACAAAGCACGCAGGTGTAGGTGAAGTCATTTCCGAACATTATGATATTCGTATCGGAGACGAAGTCATTGCGTTTATATACAAACCTCTCGCGTGTCATAGTTATAATACAATACGAATACACGGCGGCGACAGCACGGGCACAGGCGCGGGAGATTCTATTCGTATTGCGACAATTGATACAATGTTGAGTTTCTACTTGGCGTTCATTTACGCAGACCGTATATATTACGATATTAATCGTATTCTTTGTATGTCTCAGTTTCTTTTTGATGTCCAACAACATAATCGTCTAAAACAGACCGGTTTATTACGCCGTTTCAGTATCAATTGCTATGGAAAGCAACCAACATTAGAGTCAATGCGGTTTGAAAAGACAAAGAAATATGAAGAATTGAAGGAGAAGCGTGATTCGCGCGAATATGAGGAATGGTTCTTGCGATATATTCCTTATGAACACGCAAATGTAGGGGCGGCGCGGGCCAAGAAAACCCGAAAAAACAAAAAGTAGAGGTGTCTTATCGGAGTCCTTCCCCTAATTTATTGAAGATTTTCATAATGACGAAAAATGTCGCTGCAAACATAACACTTGTCGCGGTAAGACCAATTATTTTGAAATTTCCGTCTTCACCGAATAAGGATGGTAAAAAGTGAAGAAGTTGTGCGCGGAAAACCGGCATCTGGAATATGAAATAAAGAACGCCAATCAAAATCGGAATTTGAAGGTCATAATAAATGGCTTCAAGTGTATCAAGTTGGTTTGACTGACGCGCATTGACGCGAACAATATTTTCCATTGACTCGTGGTCTTTGATATAGTCGCGACCATTACCGTCGTCGGCGAAATGAACCGACTTTGGCTGCGGGACGTAATTAGGCCGCGATTGGTCATCGTGTGTGTATGAGTTCGGATTCATCGGAATATCTCTCGTAGGTATCATTGTCATTCCATTGGCGCTGGCACGTTGAAGACCTTGAATGACTTCATTCATAACAGTTCCCGGTATTTGAGTTGGACCGTGAGATGTCATTGCTTCATTCCCAATATTGGGAGAATAAATCAGCGGTGCACCGCCCGCACCACCACCCCCCCCGCCGCCGCCGCCGCCGTAAGGAACGTGATGACCTGAACTCGGCGTTTGAGAACTTAAAGGAAGTTCGTCAATACTTGTAGTGTCGCTCATTAGAGTACCCTAAATAAGAAAATAAGAAAATAAGAAAATAAGAAAATAAGAAAATAAGAAAATAAGAAGATATACATAATGTCAAGAACGAAGAGTGATAGATTGGACGAACAAAGTTTCAAAACATAAGGAGGTCGTTTGCGGATGGAACAGTTGCGTTTCCACTGCCTGTCATAATCTTGGTAAGTTCTTGGGTCAGATAATTGATTGTCATATTCTTGCTAGAGAGTTCCAATTCCATCTTTCCAATCATAATCTTTTGGGCGTGGACGATTTCACGCAATTTCTGAGTTTCCGTAAAGAAGTTTGACTTGTTCATATTGAGTTCATGAATCCATTTTTCGTGGGTTTTGGATTTACAATGTGCCGAAAATAATGGCGCAGACATATAAACCTTATCTTTTCTGGTTCCACACGGGCATCGCAGACCATTTGCGAGTGCGTTTGAATGAAACGATGGTATTTTGTCAACATAATTGCCTTTGTCGTCAATATTCGGTGAATACACATCAGGTTCGGTTACGAGTTCCATTTTACACCTTTATTGTAATAAATCGTATCATTACAATAAATAACATAAACAGAATCAATTTTTTAGTTCAGCTTCACATCTTTTTTCCCTGCCTCGCACTTTACGGATTTGGTTTTATACTCATAACACTTATTATCCAACTTATACGTATCTTTCTCTAAATCCTTGAGAGGTGGCGCGCGAAATGTGATACACGACCTGTCTTTACATACTTTGCGAAAAAGCGACGCAATACCTAGTCCAAGAACGATGGATATAATAATACGTCCTGTATCAGTATGAAGCAATCTTTGAAAACCCATCGTATTCTAATATAGGTGGATATAAATTCGGCTACGTTTATTGAACGGGTATTTTCTTCACTTCACCTTTCGCCTTCGCACAGCTCACTTCCTTCGCATCAAACGAGAAGCAATTGTCTGCATTGTCTTTAAATTGAAAATTGCGGATATTATCGGGAGTTGGATATACATAAATAATCTTCGGATTCGGAACCGAGATATAAACGTAAAAAAGTCCAACCGCTAGACTTACGATGAAAATAGGAAGAGAAATAAATTTAAATAAATTGAACATTTATTCGGTGTCGTTAGTTATATTATATTATACTACGATAATTATACGCGGCGGGTGCGGCGGGTAGCGTGGCGAGACTTCGCAGCAGCGCGTTTGAGTCTTCGTTGTCTAAATGT